CAAATATGTGACCGACGACTTTGGAAGAATACAGTATCACGACGTTCTTGTTCCGGCAGAATATGATGAGGAAAATAACCTCATATCCGAAGAGCATATGGAAAGGCAACCTATCATCAATCCCGATTGGGATAACACTAAGGAATATATTCCGAGAAAGGACAGAGCGGAGTGGTCACCTGTTGGGGTTCTTGGTAAGCTTATCGTATATGATGACGGAACATTAAAGAGCGGAGATATCTGTAGAGTTGGTAAAAACGGAATTGCAGTAAAATCAATCGAAAACGGCTATCCTGTTTTGAAAAGAATATCCGAGGACAAAGTCCTTGTGTGGTTTAAGGGGTGATAAGTTATGCCAAAGGAAACAAGTAATTATCAACTAAAAAAACCGCTTTACTCTGACAATGCAGACATTGCAGTAATCAACGAAAACTTTGACGAACTCGACAAAATATTAACCCCATCTGTTGATGCAAGCACCGAGCCGGGCGGTAATTCAAAGGGTAAGCTTGAAGCAGTTCTTGGTTGGCTTGCAAACAGGATAAAGGCGATAACAGGAAAAGCGTCGTGGCAATCGGACCCGTCTGTTTCTCTTGAGGATTGTGCCGAGCATATAAACAACGGAACACACGCCAATGCAACAGCAACTTCAAATGGTTTTATGAGCTCTGCTGATAAGGTAAAACTTAATAATGCAACAAATGAACGCACAGCAAGCACTGTTATGATGAGAGACTCAAATGGTTGTGCAAAAGTTCAAAGTCCCTCCGAAGCATATGATATTGCAAACAAGAATTATGTTGATTCAAACTTTGTAAGAAAAAATTCACCGACAACAATGACAGCCCAATTAACGGCAAATTCAAATACATCATATACAACAAAGCAGGTGAGAAACATTGTAATATGGACAAGTGGAGACACTCCGCCTGCATCGAGTTATGGGGATATTGTTATCAAGGTGTTTTAAGGAGGGAATATGGCAACAGTTGATTTTGTTTATGATTATCCGTATATAGGCTACAGCGAAAAGAAAAAGTACGGTTGTCAGTGGTCTGAAAACAAAGAGAGAATAAACGGATGCTACACATACCCGATGGTATTTAATAACACAGTTCCCGGATGCAAGAATATGAAAATATCCATAGAAATCGAGAATACGGGATACGGTTCAATTTACGATATTGAATGGGTGTTCATGGTATGCGATATAAACAGAGGTTGGTATGACATTGAAACCTTTATACTGCCTGAAACGGGACAATATACTGTTGACTGCGATATAGACAGTCTTGATATCATAAGATTTACATTTGTTCCGTCAACAAATCCCGGTTCGTCTAAAACATGGGATAATTGGTTTGAGGTGGAACGGCTTGTCATAACAGAGACCTTTGACACATTACCCTTTTCAACAGGTGAGTTTCATAACGGAATTTATCCAAATAAATACGGCATAAAAAAGACGGCTTGTGAGGTCTTTGTAAACATTGATGGTGTACTGAAGAAGGCAACTGATATTATGCTTAATTATGATGGTGCTTTAAAATCCGTGCCACCTGTTTATTCCGACCATTATGTTTCGGAATCTGAATCAAGCTGGCTTTATTGTTTTATCCCCGATACCGACGGGAAATACCGAATAAGGGAAAAACAAATATCGGGCGACCATGAACTCCGTTTATACAGCTTCGATTTTACAAAGCTGTATGACGGATATTTTTATGACCAAAGTTTCGAGCTGAAAGCCGGAGCTCTTTATTATATATATGTTTCACATTATTATAACGCAGAGAAAAGCGAAAGCTATCTGCAGATTTTTAAGGAGGAATAACTTTATGGAAAAACTGAAAATTTTCTGGACATCCATATGCACATCACTTGCATACATCTTCGGAGGCATGGACACACTGCTCGCTATTTTGATAGTCTTTATGATTATAGACTTCATAAGCGGATTCATCAAAGCATGGGTGTTAAAGATATTTAATACCCACAAATTCTATATCGGCGGTGCAAAGAAGCTTGGTATTTTGCTTATAGTTGCAGTTGCCACACAGCTTGATATGCTAATTGCCATAGACGGTGCGGCACTAAGAACTGTGACCATTTCATACTACATAGCAAACGAAGGCTTTTCTATTCTTGAAAACTGGGGAGAAATGGGACTGCCCCTCCCTGAACCTATAAAGAACGCACTTTCAAAATTGAGAAAGGATGATAAAAATAATGAAGATAAATAAGCTCTTTTTAATGAACAATGACTGCTATAAGGCAGGGAAGAAAATAGCGGTTAAGGGTATTATGGTTCATTCCACGGGTGCAAATAACCCATGGCTGAAACGCTATCTTCCCGATGATGGTAAAATCGGTAAAAACAAGTACGGCAACCACTGGAACACAGCTCGCCCCGGCGGGATTCAGGTGTGTGTTCATGGTTTTATAGGTAAGCTTGCTGACGGTAGCGTTGCAACATACCAGACACTTCCCTGGAATCACAGAGGATGGCACGCAGGCGGTTCGGCCAATAACACTCATATAGGCTTTGAAATATGCGAGGACGGACTCAATGATTCCGCATATTTTAATGCGGTATACAAAGAGGCTGTTGAGCTTTGTGCTTATCTTTGCAAGGAATATGGTCTTACCGAAAAGGATGTTATTTGCCATAGTGAAGGATACAAAAAGGGTATCGCTTCAAATCACGGCGATGTTATGCATTGGTTTCCGAAACACGGAAAGAGTATGGATACCTTCCGTGCCGAGGTGAAAAAGTTACTCAATTCTAATCCCGTAGCCGAGCTGACCGAAGTTGAGGATATTGTTGCCGAACTGGTTATGCGTGGAATCATAACAAGCAAGGATTTATGGCTTGATAAATTAAAGACAGACTCTAACAGCTACTGGCTTGCAAGAAAGACTGTGAAGTTTTTAAGAGAACGAGGTGTGTAGATATGACGAGTAAGCAATTTGAGAGAGAAAAGAACTATCGTACATCTCTTGCAATTACAAAAAATCTTCTGAAAAAAGGCATTATCACAGAAAAGGATTACCGTAAAATTGATACAATTTTAGCACAAAAATATAGACCGATTTTCGGCAGTATATGAGGCTGAAAAACCTTGATTTATTGCGGATTGTACGGTAATATGTGATACAATAAACAATGAATGGAGGGCTTTAAATGGAAAGAAAAATCACGGTAATCAAACCAAAAAAAGAATTGGTTATCAACCGTAAAAAGGTATGTGCCTATGCTCGTGTTTCATCGGGTAAGGATGCAATGCTGCATTCACTTTCAGCACAAATAAGCTATTACAGCAATTATATCCAAAAACACGGGGAGTGGCAGTTCTGTGGGGTTTATGCAGATGAAGCGGTTACTGGTACAAAGGATAAACGCCCGGAATTTCAAAGAATGATTGCAGATTGCAAGGCAGGGAAGATTGATATGGTAATTACCAAATCAATCAGCCGTTTTGCGAGGAATACAGTAACACTTCTTGAAACGGTGCGTATGCTGAAGGAACTAAATGTCGATGTGTACTTTGAAGAACAGAATATCCATACAATGAGCGGGGATGGTGAGCTTATGCTTACCGTCCTCGCTTCTTTTGCACAGGCAGAAAGCCTGTCTGTATCGGAAAACTGTAAATGGAGGATACGAAACGATTTCAAACAAGGGATAATGCCAATGAGCCTCAAGAAACTGTACGGATATATACGGACAGAGGATGGAGGTTTTGAAATTGTAGAGGAAGAAGCAAAAGTTATCAGATATATGGCGAAGAGATATTTGGATGGACTTGGGTTTGACCGAATTGTAAGAGAATTAAATCAAATGAAGTTAAAAGCACCATGTGGTGGTATGTGGCATTATTCGATTGTCAGAAAGATTCTACAAAATGAAAAATATATGGGAGACCTTTTACTTCAAAAAAGCTTTAAAGCGGACCATATAAGCAAGAAAAAGGTTGAAAACACAGGTCAGCTTCCAAAGTATTATGTGGAAGGTAATCATCCGGCCATTATACCAAGAGAGATTTTTGAGGAAATACAGGCAGAAATAAAACGCCGGGCAAAAGCGAATAAACCAAATAGTCAAGGAAAAATTTATCCGTTTACAAAAATGATACGCTGCGAAAACTGCGGAGCAAATTATCAAAGAAAAGTCAATAATTGTTCGAATAAGTACAGACGCGTATTCTGGAATTGCGGTACATTTTTAAAAGTAGGAAAATCTTTATGCTATACAAAGTCAATTCCTGAAGATGAGCTATACAAACTTTCCTGCGAGGTTCTTGGAATCGAAATATTTGATGCAGAAATATTTAAAGATAACATTAAGGAGATAACTGTGCCAAAGCCGAATACAGTTACATTTGTATTTTATGATGGCAAAATGATTACAAAAGACTGGCTGGATAAAAGCCGTAAATGGACGGATGAAATGAAAGCTGAAAACTATGAAGCCTTAAGGAGGAACAGAAAATGAATGTGCGAGTTATTCCGGCAATACCTAAGTTTACAGTAGCAGAAGACACTTTAATAGAGAAGAAAAGAGTTGCAGCCTATGCAAGAGTATCAACCGACAGCGAAGAACAGCAGACAAGCTATGAAGCTCAAATTGATTACTACACAAAATACATAAAGGAAAAGGAAGAATGGTCATTTGTAAAAGTGTTCACCGATGAAGGTATTTCAGCAACAAATACTAAAAAACGTGATGGCTTTAATGATATGATAAAAAGAGCCTTGAACGGTGAAATTGACCTTATCATAACAAAGTCTGTTTCAAGATTTGCAAGAAATACTGTAGACACCCTAACCACAATACGAAGTCTCAAAGAAAAGGGTGTGGAGGTATTCTTTGAAAAGGAGAATATTTATACCCTTGACAGTAAAGGAGAATTATTAATCACCATAATCGGCTCTTTAGCCCAAGAAGAAAGCAGAAGCATTTCGGAGAATGTAACCTGGGGGCAAAGAAAAAGGTTTGCAGACGGAAAGATAAGTCTTCCGTATAAGCATTTTCTCGGCT